TCATATCTAATGGACGAGTCAATAGTTCTTCAGTTGTTTTAGCTTTTATATTTTTTTGTTTAAATAAACTATATATATCATTCGCAGTATTTAATAATGTTACTGTTACATGAGATGCATTACTTGTATCATCATTAGATACTAAAATAGATTTAATAATAGAAGTTGTATCTTCTGGTACTACATACAATGAAGTATCATCAGTAGTTGTTAAATCAACTTTACTATTCTTGTATATGTGAGCCATCTTCTACTCTTTTCCAAAATTCATCAAGTGCATTTTCGTGTTCGCAGTTAGAACATTTGCATACAGCACATTGTCCATTATTGCTACAATGACATTCGTGATTACAGTTTATGCAAGAAACCATGATACTACCTCCTGGTTTTCAGAATTATGATATCTTACTAATTGATTAGTAATATCTTCTGATACTAATTGATATTCATATGTAGATAATAATATACCCTGTAAAGTAAAAGCAGGGTAGTTATAAACATATTCTAAGTTTTGTTTACTAGCCATTAGAATCTAGATGTTCCTTTACCTTTACCAGATGGACCATGCTTACCACCTTGTTTACCAGAACCATGTCCACTTGGTCCACCAAAACCTCCACCACCTTCTCCTTTACTTCCAGAGAATTTACCAGTATCAGCATCAACTCCAGAAACTCCTGTAGATGGTGCAGCAGATGATCCATAACCAGATCCATCACCTTTACCTAAGTCTGCATCACTTGCTGATACACCTGTTGTTGGTGTTCCAAAATCTGCTGGATCTCTATCTACATTACTTGATCCTTTATATGTACTTGCTATACCAAGTTTGTTTACTCCAAATGGTTGTGAATCTAAAACATCATCTGCCATGTCTCCAAGAGAAGTATCAAAAAAAGTATCTAGTAGTCCTAACCATCCAGGTAGTTTAGTTTGTTTTTTTCTTTGGCTTAAATATTTATTATCCATAAAGTCATTAATTAAACCACTTTTTGCTTCTCTTCTATCTCTTACTTCTTGTGTCATGTTACGAAATGGATTGTTACCATCACCGCCTCTAACTACTGGTATTCCAGTTGTAGTTCCAGTAGGATCCATGCTTCCATCAAAATTAGTACCACCAAATCTTTTAGCATAACCTGGATCACCATAATCAATACTAGAATCATATACTCCTGTGTTATCATCAAGTTGTCCTCCTGGTGTTCCAAAGATTATTTGGCCAGTATTAGGATCTACTCTAAATCTATTTTGTGCAACTTTTCCTGATGGTGTATCTATAAAATTCATTTCATCTTCTGGTATAGTTTCAAAATAATTACCTGTTCCTGGTATCATTTGAGTTCCTAGTAATCCATTATTTTGTGATATAACATTTTGTAATGCTGATGGATTGTTAGCAGTTAATCTGCCATAACTAAGATTTCTATATTTTGCTACAAGTTGATCAAATGTTGACATTATCTATATCCTTCTTTTATTGCTTCTACATCTAGACCTTGTGCATCAGTCCAAGTAGATGCAGCTGGTATCTGTAAGTTAAATTTAAAATATCGTGCTGATTTATGAAATGGTATAGTTCCTGTACTATGCATAGTATTTTGAGATGTATTACTTTGAGTATCTGCTATTCTATTTCTAAATGATGCAGAACAAGTAGCAGTATTTGTATCTACAATAGGTCTAACATGAGTTAGTAATGCACGATTATTTTTTACTAATTCAGTTTCACCTGTACCAATTTCTGCTGCTAAAGTATCACCTTCAAAAGAACCTAATTTATGATCTGTATTAAATGCACCTACACTTCTAAGCCCACCTATAAATAGTGCATTATCTAATGAAACAGTTATAGCATCAATATCATTTGTTCCTGCGGTTGGATAATCATCAAGTTCTTCTAATGTATAACCAGGTGATAAGTAATCAATAATACATTCATGATCTATTTCTACAATAGACCATCTATCACTAGCAATATGATATATTAATATTTTATCATTCTGTGTACCTGAATTAGCTCCAGTAGAAGATGGGTAAGACCACATAACTAATTTATTTTGGTGATCATAAGATGCTCTAACTCTTTCTCTTAAATGAAACTTTAAATCATTATAGAAAAAACGATCAACTTTATTAGCTCCTATAGGTTTTGATGCAGACCCATCAGTTACATAAAATCCATCTTCAGATAAAAAATATACAAGATTTCCAACTTGGATTACATTTTTACCTTGTACAGCTCCTCTGTTATCTTCTATTCTTCTAAAAGAAAATACAACATTACCGCCTCTATAATCCATTCTAGTAATACGAGATTCTTGAAATATTAATCCATATTGTCCACCAGTAACTCCAGTAATAACACCACCTTCAGGTAATGTTTCTGAATCAGATTGATTAGTTCCAACAGTCCAGGATGTAGGACTATTAAAACTAGACCATTGCACTTTATTTTGTGCGGTTGGTTGAAAACCTGTAACAATAAAATTACCTACAACAGCAGCATGTCTAAATGCAGGAGGTGATCCTGAAAGAGCAGCAAAGTCAGTTGATCCATCAAGTGTCCAGGCTTGTGGTGCATCATCACCATTAAAAGCAATAACTACCTCACCGAATCTAATAAAATCCCAATAAGAATCAGCAGGAAAACTAAATGTAGTTCCACCACTTTCATCTACAAATGAATTAGATGTTAGTTTATATAGTTTAGTAGCATCACCTGCAAATATAGAAACTACACCACTATCTGATTTAAATGCTTTTGCACCTTGGCATCTTGCAGTAGTTCCGTTACTAGATGTTGGAGTAATTTGTTTGAATGGTCTGTAACTATTTACAGCAGGAAATACATTCAATGCTTGTGTTGAACCTGGATTTACATGATCTGGTAAATCTGGTAACCATTCTCCAAAAGGTAATTGCATCAGTCTACGTTATCTAAATTATTAATATTAATATCTGATCTTTGTACTAATGGAGTTCCATTGTATTTATCAAGATCATCTGCATCTTCAACTTGTTTTATAGCAGCTTCATATTGTGTTTTAAATTGTACAACAGTTCCCTGATCCATGCCTCTAATAAATGTAGATGCAAAATATAATGCACCATATAAGTAAACATCAGGATGATTTGTAAGAATATGATTAGTAGTAGTTGTACTACTTAAACTGTCAAAGGCTTTATAAAATGTTAATCTGGCTGTTGCAGCTGTATCAGGAACAGGACTAAATCTAAAATTAGAACCTTCAATAGAGTATACTCTTGGTGTACCTGAATTATTAAATCCTTGTGTATTAGCTTGATGAAATGGTGTCATTACTTGTAAAGCTCTATCTGGTGTAGGACTTGTAAGAACAAAACTTCTTATTTGTAAGAAACCAGTTGGTAATGCTTCTGTTTCTGCATCAATAGTAAATGAACTATCTACTGTTTCCATTGATCTAATTCTTAATCTACGATTAAAATCAGCTTCTGTTAAATCTATAAAGTCATCTATCTCAGATGTTAAATCATCTCTAGCTAGGAAATTAGCTATTGCTATTTTTAAATTTGCGTAATTATTTAAAGCCATTATAACTTCTTACTCCCAATTCTAAAGTTTTGAAATTCGTTACTGTTTACCATTTTTTTAATTACATCACTTTGTTGATCTTTATCTAATTTGTACCAGTTAGAGTGACCATGTAATTCTTTGGTTTTTATTTGTAAAGCAATCAATGGTATTTGTGCAATTCTTTGAAAGTCACCTTTTTGTGCTTCAGGTATATGATTTCGAAACATTTTGTTTTCTTCAAGAATTGGTGTTACATCCTGTGTTTTTTTTACAACAAGTTTGTGTTCACTTCTATCTACATAGATATCTTGATTAGGATTGTAAATATCTTCCATATTATAGCTCCGTTACATCAACATCATAAGCATCAACTAAGACTCTCCAACCATAAGTATCATTGTAGAATACTAAACCAATACCAGTATTTTGAGTTGTTATAGTTAAGTCGTTAGTAGCTCCTTGTATTTTTTTTGAGTTTCGACCTACTGTTAAGTTATTGGAATCAAAAGATGCAGTTGCATCAAGTACATGAACTTCATCACCAGCACTTGGACTGGCAGGAAGTGTAATTGTAAATGCACCACCTGAAGTATCGCATAATATTTTATC